GTCAAGCACAAGCAATGGCACAAGCAGAAGCAGCAGCACAACAAAACCCTCAAATGGAAATGTTCCAGCAGCAATTACAATTAGAAAAAGAACAGTTAATGCAAAAAGCAGAAGACGATGCAAGAGACGCACAACTTGCGGGAATGAAGGCAGAACTAGACGCGCAAATTAAACGTGAAAAAATAGAGGCAGACCTTAGAGTTGCCGATACTAAAACAGCAGTTGAATTACAAGAATTAGAGCAAAAAGCAAAAGCTGATGCTGATAAGAACTATACCGAACTAGTAAAAACAGTTAGAGATAGTAGAAACCAAAACGGAGAATAATATGCATAGAAACAAAGATTACCCGTCGCCTTCTAAAAAGGTGAACAGGTCTGCCCCTAGTGAGCCTAAAATGATGGATAACACTAAAACGCAAACTATTACTTGCGGTGAAGTAAATACAGACGCAAAAGGCAATGTTGTTGGTAAAGAGTCTAAAGTAAAGGCTGCTTACGGGCAAACTAAAGGACTTCTTTGGTATAATTACATTAAATAAATGGATTATATCTTAGCTACGGAGCATTTGCTCCGTAAATATCGTGAGAGAAAAGAAGCTCTTACGCAGACATTAGCTTCTGGAAGTGTTGAGAACTTTGAACAATACCAAAGGATAGTTGGTGAAATAGCAGGTTTGAGTTTTTCTGAACAGGAAATTCAAACTTTACATTCTAATATGGAGGATGCAAATGACGAATAAAGTCGAAACAAAAACTGTTCCAGATAGAGTATTAAGGGAATTCGGAAGTGATAGTGTTCCAGAACAAAATATAGAACCTGTAATTACCCCCGATAACCTAGACTCTCATGCGGAATCGCTACCACGTCCTACGGGGTATCGAATTTTAATATTACCTTTCACACAATCGACAGTGACTAAAGGCGGCATACATTTAGCTAAAGCAACGGTAGACAAGGAAAGACTTGCGACTGTTGTAGGTTATGTTGTTGCTATGGGCGCAGACGCTTACAGTGACCCACATAAGTTTCCTGAAGGAGCTTGGTGTAAAGAAGGTGATTGGGTAATCTTCGGTAGATATGCAGGTGCTCGTTTTCAAATAGAAGGAGGCGATATGCGTCTTTTAAATGATGACGAAATCTTAGCTACTATAGATGACCCAGAAGCAATTTTATCATAACAATCTTGAGGAGGACTCATGCAAAATAATGAAGCAGAAAAAATAGAATTAGAATTAGAACTTCCAGAAGGGGAAGTAGACGTACACGCAGCTGATGTAGATACATCACTGCCAGACAACACCCAACAAGAAGCTGTATCGGAAACTAAAACCGAAACAGGTAAAGAGTTGGACGATATTAGCGATTCAGTACAAAAACGTATTGATAAGTTAACTTATAAAATGCGAGAGGCAGAAAGACAGCGAGATGAAGCTGTTAATTATGCTCAAAGCGTTAATCAAACAGCAACAACTTTAAAAGAAAAGTTAAAAAATTCCGATACATCCCTTTTCAAAGAGTATGACAACAGGGTACAATCAGAAATAGCAGGAGCTAAACAGCTTTTGAAAGAGGCACAGGATGCAGGAGATGGTGAAGCTGTTGCTAATGCAACAGAAAAACTTTCTAGAGCTAGTGCTGAAGCAGAAAATCTTAGAAGATTATCAGCTCAGCAACAAGTTAGAGAAAAGAATCAACCACAAGAAGTTCCTGTTGAGCCGTATACGCCTACCCTACAGCCTCAGGCTGCGGGACCAGACCCAAAAGCAGAGGAATGGGCGGCTAAGAATAAATGGTTTGGAGATGACCAAGCAATGACGTTTGCAGCATTTGGAATACATAAAGAACTAGTCGAAAGTGGAATAGACCCTACTTCCGATATGTATTACAGCGAAGTAGATAAACGTATGCAGGATAATTTCCCACATAAGTTTTCCGAAGAGCAATCTGCCCCCGTGCAACAGGTTGCTGCCAGTAGCAGAGGTGTTAGTGGTAGAAAAGGTTCACGTAAAATAAAACTCACGCCAAGTCAAGTAGCAATAGCTAAAAGACTAAACGTGCCACTAGAAGAATATGCTAAGCATATCGAAGGAGTATAAAAATGACAGAAGATAATAAAACAACAGAAGTCAGAACTGACCGTAACTCACGGTCTGCAGAGACACGAGACTCTCAAACTCGCAGAACGCCTTGGAAACCCCCGTCAATGTTAGACGCACCTGAAGCACCTCCTGGATATCAATTCAGATGGATTCGTGAAGCTACTAGAGGACAAGATGATAAATCTAATATGTCTAAACGTATTAGAGAAGGCTATGAACCTGTGAGAGCAGAAGATTATCCTGATTTCGAAGCCCCTACGGTAGACAGCGGAAGCAACACAGGAGTAATTGGGGTCGGAGGTTTAATCCTCGCTAAAGTTCCAGTCGAAACCGCAGAAGAACGTACAGAGTATTTTCAAAACCAAGCAAAATCTGCTATGGACGGTGTAGACCATTCCTTTATGCGAGAAAGTGATGCTAGAATGCCTATAAAAGATAGTGATATCCAAAGGTCTTCTAAAGTCGCGTTTGGTAGTAAACCTACCAACAAATGAGATTAATAATAACAATGTATATAAGCAAAGGAGATTATCATGGCTAATACAAATAAACCAGATGGTTTTACTCCAGCATATCATATGTACGGTGGTGTTATTCGTCCTGCTAAAATGAGAATCGCAAGTGCAACTAACGCATCAATCTTTTCAGGTGATGTTGTTAATTTATCTAGTGGTTATGTCATTCAAGGCACGGCGACAGGCACTCCTGTAGGCGTATTTTATGGAGTATTTTTTACAGCTACTGACGGTACCCCGACTTTTTCAAAAGTTTGGACTGCCGACACGGCTACTCTAGGCGGAGACGATGCAGAAGCTCTTGTTTACAATGACCCAGGAATTGTTTACGAAGCTCAATTTACAGCAGGTACACCTGCAGTAAGTTTTATCGGCTCTAAATACACTCTTTCAACTACAGCTGGTTCAACAACCAACGGTAGGTCTAAAGAGGGTGTGACTGCAACAACATCAAGTGGTGTAGCGTTATGTGTTGGATTCGCTTCGCAACCAAGCAATGAAATAGGTGCTTATGCGAGAGGATTATTCACATTCCCTACTAACACATTTGCTGTATAATCTAAGGAGAATAAATAATGGCAATTAATAGAGCCCAACTAGTCAAAGAACTAGTACCAGGACTCCATGCTCTCTTTGGATTAGAGTATGAGAGATATAATAACGAACACGAAGACATCTTCGACACCGAGAGTTCTGAAAGAGCGTTCGAGGAAGAAGTAATGTTAAGTGGGTTTGGTGAAGCACCGACTAAGGGAGAAGGAGCAGCAGTCGTTTACGATACAGCTCAAGAATCTTGGACATCGCGTTTCACACACGAAACCGTAGCATTAGCGTTTGCGTTAACAGAAGAAGCTATCGAAGATAACCTCTACGATACTCTTTCTTCAAGATACACAAGAGCTTTAGCTAGGTCAATGCAAACAACTAAACAAGTGAAAGCAGCTAACGTATTAAACAATGCGTTTAGTTCTTCATATGTTGGTGGAGATGGGAAAGAGCTTTGTGCTACAGACCACCCTACTGTTGCTAATGTTGACTTAAGAAACGAACTTGCTACTGCGGCTGACTTAAATGAGACTTCTCTTGAACAAGCGTTGATTGACATCGCTGACTTCAAAGATGAAAGAAATCTTAAAGTTAATGCACAGGCTAAGAAATTAATCATTCCACCTGCTTTACAGTTTGTGGCTGATAGATTAATGGAAACTCCTGGAAGAGTTAGTACCTCAGATAATGACATCAATGCAATCAGAAACATGGGAATGATTTCTGAAGGTTATGTTGTAAACCATTATCTAACAGATACTGATGCTTTCTTTATCAAAACTGACGTGCCTAACGGATTAAAACATTTCGTTAGAACTCCTGTATCAACTAGTATGGAAGGCGACTTCGAAACTGGTAATGTAAGATACAAAGCTAGAGAACGTTACAGCTTTGGTTGGAGTGACTGGAGAGGTATCTTCGGTTCACCTGGAGCATAGTTCACTTTCGTGAAAAAATTAAGGGAGCTTCGGCTCCCTTTCTTTTTTGATTTTAATGATGTATCATGACAAGAGTTCTAGGATTAATATAATAATCTATCGACTGACCTAGCAGACAAGCCAAGACGATAGAGTTTATTAAGGAGACTTAATATGGCAAAATCAACATTTTCAGGTCCTGTAAAATCATTAGCAGGATTCATCGCAGCAGGTAATGCTAACGTCGTTAGTTTAACTGCAGACACAAGTATCACAGTAGCAGACCATGCAGGTAAAGTTCTTGTATG